GAGTAAGTATGAACGATTAAAGTAACGGCTCCCTTGAGGGGTCGCTGCTTTAAATCATAAGCTTAAGCATAAGGTTATCTAGTTTGCTTTGAGAGCGAACCTAGTGAGATCGATCAAGGAAACTAGTAATGAGTGGTAGTAATATCAAACAAAGTAAAATGTTACAACTATATCTTGATGATATAGGTACTTTTACTCCTTCCTATGACGAGATCCATGCTGAGGATCTAGGGATCCCTGAAGATACCGATCTATATAGATTAACCGATATAGACTCTCTCAATGATTCCAGATCTAAATACTCTGTAAGAGAAAAACTACAAGCTGTTACTATTTGGGTACTTACAGGAAACCTCCATGAAACCAGCCGAAAGCTGGGAATTTCTGTAGAGGCTATTAAGTATTGGAAGAGGGAGAAGGATTGGTGGAAGGAAGCTGTAGCAAGGATTAAGCTGCAAAGGAATGAGAAGCTGGATGCTGATCTGACTAGATGTATGGACCTATCTATAGAACAGATCCAGGATAGGATAATCAATGGAGATGAGGTGATTCTTAAGGATGGAGAGAAAGCAAGGAAGAAATTGAATGGGAAGGATCTAGCAGTTATGTTGAGTATTCTCAATGATAAGCGGGCTATGATGAGAGGGGATACAGCGATCTCTCGTAGTGAGAGGAATACCCAGACTGAAGTTCTTAGCCAATTGAAGGACTCCTTTGAGAAAATGAGTAAGGATATCAAACGGAATCTTGAAGAAAAGGTAGTAAGCGAACAATAGTTCGCCGACTTATCAGGGGCCAATAATGCCTAGCGCACCAGGATATAAACGAAACTATAAACAAGAGTATGCTAATCAAGGGGGTACACCTGCTCGCCGGAAAGCTCGCTCTAAAAATACTATGGCTCGGAGGAAGGCTATTAAGGAAGGGAAGGTGAAGAAAGGATCAACCAAGGATGTGGCCCATACCAAACCGAAAGCCAACGGTTCTACATTTATTCAGTCCAGGAGTAAAAACCGATCTATTCCAAGGACTAAAACAGCTAAGAGGAGATCTAAATAATGGCAAAGTATAAGAAAGCTGGTGTTGTGAAATCTGCATATCAGGCAGTTAAAGGTCTTAGTGAGATGCGGAAACGCAAGGTAAAAACCAAAGGACAAAAGGCTGCTAAAGCTCGTGTTAAGAAACGGGTAACTGGTACTCCTGAAGTAACCCGTCGTAGGATGGCTAAAGCAGGACTGGTTCGTAAACCTAATAAGTATAAGTAATATCTAGGAAAGTAGGATGGAAACCAAAGAAACAAAGAACAAAGAAACCAAAGGGTTGAGGGTACGTCCTCGTAGTATGGTTCCTTCTCAGGAATATCGTGATAACTGGGATCGTATCTTTAAGAACTGTACTGGTATTCAAGAGGATAAAGAAACTGGATCTTCACCAACATTTAGGAATTAGATGAGTAGAACAGCTACTTTAACTGCAGAGCAAATCCATGGATTCACATCCTCTTTGCTTATGCGCAATTTTGACCAGCCCCAGCCGACACCTGCTTGTCATTTAGAATGGTGGAAACTGGTCACGCTGCCGGAGCGCAAGGTCGCTATTGCTGCTCCGCGTGGACACGCTAAGTCAACAGCGATTACCCATGCGTTTACCTTGGCAGCTCTTTTATTCCGATTCAGGGACCATTGCATGATTGTCTCTGATACTGAGGAACAGGCTTGTGCCTTCCTTGGGGATATAAAGATGGAGCTCACGGAAAATGATGATCTTAGGGAACTCTTTGGAATCAGTAAATTCCTTAGGGAGAAAGAAAGTGAGATCGTTGTTATGTGTGAGGATCTACATAAGTTTCGTATAATTGCCCGCGGTAGTAACCAGAAATTACGTGGATTGAAATGGAGAAATAAGCGTCCCAATCTTATTATTGGGGACGATTTGGAAAACGACGAGATGGTGATGAGCCAGGATCGTCGTCAGAAGTTCCACAATTGGTTCCTAAAGGCACTCCTTCCTTCTGGAAGTGATGATGCAGTATTTAGGGTAGTTGGAACTATTCTGCATTTAGACTCAATGCTTGAGAGGTTGATGCCTCCAATTGGCGCAAGAGACACACTAATTGATGGGCTGAGATCTACATCTTCTAATACTAAGAAGATATGGAAATCTGTCAGGTACAAGGCCCATAATGAAGATTTCTCTGATATTCTATGGCCTGAGAAGTTCACACAGAAACGTCTTGAAGATGAGAGGCAGGATTACATAGATCAAGGATATCCGGAAGGTTATGCACAAGAATATCTCAACTACCCAATCGACGACTCCACAGCCTATTTCAGAAAAGACGACTTTAGATTTGAATATGATTTCAGAGAGCTACAGGGAACTCCCCTCCATTATTACACTGCTATTGATTTCGCAATATCACAGAGGGAACGAGCTGACTATACTGCAATCGTCACTATCGGAATAGACAGTGATAATAAGATGTATGTGGTAGATGCAAGGAAAGGTAGATGGGATGCTATGGAGATCATTGATGAAATGTTCAATGTGCATATGACATACCAGCCAGAATTATTTACGACAGAGGTAGGTGCAATAGAAAAGGCTCTTGGGCCTTTCTTAAGAAAAGAGATGCAGGATAGAGGGGTGTTTATTAACCTTAATCCTTTACCGCCTACTGCTGATAAAGTAGCTAGAGCAAAGTCCATACAAGCTCGTCTTCGTCAAGGGAATGTGTGGTTTGACAAAGAATTTGATTGGTATCCTGACTTTGAGGCTGAACTTCGTCATTTTCCGCGGGGAGCGCATGATGACTATGTTGATGCTTTCGCATGGATAGGTCTCACCCTTGCTAACATGATAGAAGCTCCAACAGCTTCTGAATGGGCGGATGAGTTGTGGGAAGAAGAGGTTGGTGATACTGCACTATTTCCTGATGGAAGATGTGCCATAACAGGGTACTAATAGTATATGAGCAATTATATTAAAAATCCAATTTCTATGGAGAAGATAACTTCTAATGTATCTATTGTAGATGAATTAGATGAGAAAGATCTCGAAGCTATTGGTACTTATGTATGTGAAACGTATGATGAAGATGAGTTATCCCGAGATACCTATATCACTAATATAGAATCTTGGACTCGTCTTGCGATGCAAACAGTTGAAGAAAAAACATTCCCTTGGGTAGGAGCCGCCAACGTAAAGTTCCCATTACTCACAATTGCTGCTCTGCAGTTCTCTGCTAGAGCATACCCAGCGCTAGTCCCAGGAACTAATGTAGTAAAGGGAAAAGTTATTGGGTTTGACCCAGAAGGGAAAAAGAGAGACCGGGCTATCCGTGTTGGTAAGCACATGAGCTACCAACTACTAGAGCAGATGGAAGATTGGGAAGAAGAGATGGATCGTCTTCTCTTTGCCTTACCTATCATAGGATGCATGTTTAAGAAGACATATTTTGATTCTATCAAAGGAACAAATGTTAGTGAGGTAGTGTATCCTAAAGAGTTAGTAATTAACTACTGGGCTAAGTCTTTAGCAGATGCGGATCGCGTAACTCATATTCTTTCTTTGAATGAGAATGAAGTTTATGAAAGGCAAGCAGAAGGAACGTATGCTGATGTAGAACTTTCTAGACCTCCTATGGAAGATATGATTGATGAGAACAGGGATGAGATGATAGGAACTTCTCCTGAAGGGATGGATAATCGGGATGAAGCTCCTTACAAGGTGTTGGAGCAACATTGTTACTGTGATCTAGATGGTGATGGGTACAAAGAACCCTATGTAATTACTGTGGATTATGGATCAAAGAATGTATTGAGGATTGTTCCTAGGTTTAACTCAGAGAGTATTAAGATTACTGCAGATGGTGAGAAGATCATAAAGATCACTCCAGATCAGTATTTTACTAAGTTCTCCTTTATTCCTTCTCCTGATGGTGGGTTCTATGATATAGGATTTGGTATTCTTCTTGGTCCTATCAACGACACAATCAACACAACCATTAACCAGCTTATAGATGCTGGAACTCTTAGCAACAGACAAGCTGGATTTATATCGAAAGGAATTCGTATAAAAGGAGGTAACAAATCGTTTACTCCTGGTGAATGGAAATTTGCTAATGCTACTGGTGATGATCTCCGTAAAGGGATTGTACCACTACCAACTAAGGAACCTTCTTCTGTTCTATTTAATCTGTTAAGTTTGATGATAGAATATGGAGAAAAGATATCTTCTGTACAAGATATGATGACTGGAAAACTGCCGGGGCAGAACACAAAAGCTACTGTAGCGCTAGCTTCTATAGAACAAGGAATGAAAGTATTCTCTTCTATCTACAAGAGAATTTATCGTTCTCTTACCAAAGAATATAAACTGTTAAGTAAACTTAACTATGAGTATCTAGCTCCCGAAGAATATTTCTCAGTACTCGATCTTGGGGACGAACGGGCTGATACTATAAAGAATGCGGATTACAATCCAGAAGATATTGATGTAAGACCTTCTGCAGATCCTAATGTTGCTACTGAGGAACAACGCCTTGCTAAAGTTCAAGCTTTGTTCGAAGTACTGCAACTAGGAACAGTTAATGTACAAGAAGTTACTCGCAGATATCTTGAGGCTACAGAGCAGCCTAACCAAGAAATACTTATGCAAGTTCCTCCTCGTGGTCCTTCTCAAGAAGAGTTGGATTACCAACTTAAGCAACGGGAACTTGATATTAGAGAATTTGAAGCATACGTAAAAGGTATTCTTCAGATAGCCCAAGCTGAGGGCGTAGAACCTGGAAATCAGTTAAAACTGTATGATGAGCAAATCAAAGAACTTAAAGTTCGATTAGATGCAAGAGCAAAAGCTTCAAAGGGGGCAACAAATGCAGGCACCACTAACACAGGATGACTTAGAATCCGTAGCACAAGAAATAGAGAATAATGATATAAGTAAAGAAGAGTATGAACAGTGGCTAAATAACAAAGTAACTAGAAACGTATTTGACCAAATTAAGTTAGAAGAAGCTAGATCAGTTCTAGCCATAAAGACAAGCCCAGGTAATGTTATCGGTATCACTCCTTCGCAGGACATTATGATAGGAAGGATACAAGGATACAATTGGGTTCTTGACCTTAACTACGAGGATGATACTAAATATGACCACTAGATTTAAGGCCATAGGGCACAGGGTTCTGATAGAACCAGTACTAAATGAGAACAATGGTAAGACTGAGTGGGGATTTGATTTATCTAACACAAAGACTTACAAAGCAGAAATAGCTGCTACAGAGCGAGGACGTATAGTTGATATTGGTCCTAACGCATGGAAGGCTTATGACGATGGTAAGCCATGGGCAAAAGTAGGTGATATTGTTATCTTTGCTAAACATGCTGGTAAGTTTGTAGCACACCCGGACGATCCGGATACTGTGTATGTTGTCATTAATGATGATGACGTGCAACTTAGAATAGAGGAATAACCATGGGCGAAGAAGCCGTAATCCCAACAAAAGATGAATTGCTAGAGGCAATTGATGGAGAAGCAGAAGAAACTTCTGTAGAAGAAGGGAAAGAAGAAGAAACAACACATGAGTATACTGAAGTTGAAGAGGAAGCACTTACTCATGGATGGAAACCAGATGGAGTAGAAGGACGAAGGACTCTCACAGCAGAAGAGTTCATGGATCGTCAGCCGTTGTATGATGAAATTCGTACACTAAAACGGCAAACACGTAAACTGCAAGATGGTATGGAGGCGCTAACACAGCACCAAAAGAACATCCGTAAACAGGAACGTGAACAGACTATCCGAGAGCTTAAGCAACAGAAAGTTGAAGCTTTAGAGGCACAGGATCACGTAAAGGTAGTAGAACTTGATGACAAGATCCAAGATACAAAGGCTGAGGCCGTTGTAGAAGATGAACCCGCAAATGAAGATTTTGAGGAGTGGGTGGAAACTAATACTTGGTATAATCAAGATGATAATCTACGATTTTACGCGAACACAATAGGAGCTGGTTATGCTAAGCTCCATCCAGATAAGAGTTTATCTGATGTGTACGAACATGTGACCAAAGAAGTTAAAGCTCGCTTCCCAGACAAGTTTCCAGGAGCACGTAGGGGGAAACCCAACGCAGTAGAGCCTGCAGGTAAAGGTCGGAAACAGGGTAAACAATCTAAACATTCTGTTAAAGATCTTCCCGAAGAGGAGCGTACTTTGATGCGCACTATCTTACGGGCTACGCCAGATATGACTGAACAAGATTATCTGAGTGAATATTTTAAGTATCAGTAACGAGCACAAAGAGGCCATAGGAGATAATAATGACTAGTAATCAAACTACTACACCTAAACGGCGCGGTCGTCCACGCAAGGTTGACAATGTTCACCTGCAAGGTAGTCGCCCAAAAAGGGTTCCGATTAGCGGAGCAAGGCCAAAAATGGAAGTACCGAAAGAAGCCTTAGACCCTAATTACTTTTACTATTGGTTTAACGACGTTAACAATGATATCTACCATGCTAAACAGGCAGGGTTTGTCCATGTTCAAGTAGATGAAGTTCCGTTAAGTAATTTCGGAGTGGACACATCTAATTCTGGATCTTCTGACGTTTCAATGCGAGTGGGGCAAGGTGTGACCGCTTTTTTGATGAAACAACCCAAGGAATTTAGGGATGAAGATGTAGCAGCCTATAATGCACGGGTGGATGAAAGTGAGAGCGCGTTAAAAGAAAAACTTAACAGCGGACAAGATGGACAATATGGTAAGGTTACTATTGATTAATTGTTATCTTAAGTCTCCTGTTGAGTAGTTTAGTCACTATAGGAGATATAATATGGCTAATTTTGACAACCCAAATGGTGCATACCCTGTAGGCACACTGAGTGGTAGTCCTTGGCAAGCTTCTGTTCGAGCATATCAGCTCGATGCCACCCATTCTGCTATTGCGGTGGGGGATCTTGTTCAAATGACTTCTGACGGCTACCCTGATGTGTACGCAGCAGGCGAGGTCGGTTTTATTGGTGTGTGCGTTGGTGTGTTGCCTGCTACTGCAACTACTGTGAATGGTAAACTTGGCGACAATATGCTTTCTAACTCCGAGCCTACTATTTCTGGTGCTGCAGTTCGTAATTCAGCGGCTAACGCTACTGATGTTATTCTAGTGTGTACTGCACCTGATGCACTCTATGAGATGCAAGAAGATGGGGATACAACTCCTCTTGTCCTTGCTGATCGTGGTGCAAATGTTGAAATTATCAATGCTGGCGTTAATTCCACTACTGGTAATTCTACAATGGAAATTGATTCTACTTCTAAGGCACAAACTGCTACCCTTCCCTTCATTCTGTTGGATTTGGTGCAGCGTCCTGGTAATGAATTGGCATCCATTGATGCGACCAAACCATGGACTCGCTGGATCGTAACTCCAGCTAACCATGCGTTCAATCTGGCGCAAGTTGGGCTTTAAGGAGGAATAAAAAATGCCTATTACTACTGGTAGTTTTGCCAAAGCACTCTGGCCCGGCGTTAATGCATGGTATGGTAAAGCATACAATGAACACCGAGAAGAGTGTACAGACCTGTTTAATACTTACGGCTCGCGTAAAGCGTGGGAAGAAGATGTAGGTATTTCAGGATTTGGGCTGGCTAGTGTCAAGCCCGAAGGTCAACAGGTATCTTATGATACCGAGCAACAGAGTTTCTTGACTCGTTATACGCATGTCGTGTATGCTCTTGGGTTTATCATCACTCGTGAAATGGTTGATGATGATCTCTATGATGTAGTCGGCAAGCGGCGTTCTCAGGGACTCGCATTTTCTATTCGTCAAACCAAGGAGACCGTTGCTGCGAACGTATACAATCGTGCGTTCAACTCTTCGTACACTGGTGGTGACGGTGTGGAAATGATTAGTACTGCTCATCTGGCGACAAACGGCCCTAGCTGGTCGAATGAGCTGGCTGTTGCTGCTGCACTTTCTGAAGCAAGTTTGGAAGATCTGTGCATTCAGATCATGAACGCAACCAATGACCGTGGTCTGAGGATTTCGTTGATGCCTGAAACGCTGCATGTTCCGCCTGCTTTGGTGTTTGAAGCGGATCGTATTTTAAATACCCCGCTCCGTGTTGGTACTGCGGATAATGATATTAACTCTCTGAAGAACATGGGCAAGTTCCCTGGTGGTACGATTGTTAATCATTACTTCACTAGTACTAGTGCTTACTTCCTCCGGACTAATTGCCCGGATGGCATGAAGTACTTTGAGCGTCGTGCTGACGATTTCTCGATGGATAACGATTTCGATACTGACAATGCGAAGTATAAGGCTACTTCCCGTTACAGTTTCGGCTGGACTGATCCTCGTGGAATCTACGGTTCCGAAGGCGTGTAATTGATCGGGGGCCGCAAGGCCCCCTTTCTCTCATATATTCTTTCTGAGGAAAGAAGTTGACCTTCTACTAAATAGAAGAGATAAGGAGAAATAAAATGGCTGCTGCCAATACTTCAAGTAATATTACTCATTTTTCTAACGTCGCTGTCGGCGTAAGTGGGGGTAGTTCTACCCTTACTCTTAATGGTGTAGGACAAGGCGGAGGCGCTGCTAAAACTGTAGCGGCTGCTACTACGCTAACTGCTGCCGATAGTGGCAAGCTAATTGTTCTGGATGCTGCGGCTGGCGTAACCGTTACGTTGCCTACCCTAGCTGATGGATTGTCTTTCCGCGTTGTTGTAGGGGCAGCGTTTGCTACTACTAATTGGGTTGTTGCTAGTGCTGAAGGTGATAATATTAATGGTAATATTAATGTTAACAACACCCTAATTCAGGCTATTGGTGAGGATCAAATTAACTTTGTAGCTACTGCTGAGAACCTTGGAGACTATGTTGATCTTGTTGCTGACTCAGGCAACAGTCAATGGCTTGTCTTTGGGGTAGGCTTTGCTGCTGGTAGTATTACTGCTACTGATCCGGCGTAATATTTGGAGTTTAGCCACAAGGATGTGGCTATTTTAGGAGAATAGAATGGCTGATAATCGTAGTAGAGTTGTCTCTACATTTGCTACCACTACCACTGGCTCTACTGACTGGTTACTGCTTAGTGGCAATAAAGTAGATTCTCGTAACTTTTTTGACGTATCTATTCAAGATGATACTGATGGTACTTTCCAGGTTGATCTTGAGCGTAAGCGGGAAACTGAAGCAGATGGTGCTGCTCGTTTAATTAAATCTTATACTGCTGATGCAGAAGAGATTGGTGAAATCCAGGGCACATGGCTTGTTCGCCTGACAGTAAGTGACCATACTACGTCAAGTAGTCTGGTATGTGAAGTCTCAAGGGCTTAATTATGGCTATTATGCGCGACATAATGCGTGGAATTATGCGCGATATTATGAGAGGGGTAATGGATGGTATTGGTGGTATTGCCAGAATCTTCTATGCCCCTCTTACTAATAGCCTAATTCCTACAACTGCTGTTGATAAGACATATACATTTACTCGTAACGATACAGATGCTACCGTTACTGATTTTGAAGGGTTAGTTAAAGACGTTACCGCGAACGAAGCGCGGTTTGTGGGTGCGAGAAGAGTTCATAATCTAGCCACAGGATTAGTCACAGAAACAATTACTGTAATTAGTGGACGAGAGTATCAGGTAACAATTGCCGGAGGCAGCGGAGATACTGCGGTTGCCAGCAATGCATTCACCGGTACGTTAACTGCTGATGGAACGAATCGCATCTCATGGAATAGTGGCACACCGAAAACTGCCGCAACAACATCTCTAACACTTACAGTTACAGGCACCTTAACACAAATGCTTGTTGAGGACGTGACAGGGCAAACAAACCAGAATCCTTCTGAGAATGTAGAGATTGGTGCAGAACATGGTACTAATGTTGGCAATGTAAAATACTTTAATTATGAAAATGGCAATACTGTTTCTGCAGGGGGAGTTATAACCGAAGCCAGCGGCGGAGCAATTGCAGATGCTACCCTTAAAGGGGTGTTGATTGAAGAAGCGCGGACGAATGAGGTTACGTTCTCTCAAGATTTTAGTAATGCAGCTTGGGGCATGATAAATGGGACTAAAACTCCCGGTGATGAGCCGGGCGTTCAAGGAGATGATACCGCTGTAAAGATATTAAATAATGTTGGGATCACAGAGTGTAGGATGGCACGTTTCGTTAATGGAGCTATAGGTAATGGGGCAGGGGATATTGTTAGTGCTTCGGGTTATTTGCGTAAACAAACTGGTAAATATGGATATATTAGAATTGATAATAATACCGATTTAGAAATTGGTGTAGCTAATATAAATCTCCAAACAGGGGCAGTGAATGGAGTATTAGGAGTTATATCAGCAAGTGATGTATCTGTCGAAGATATAAGTGATACGTATTGGCGGGTAATTATCAGACTAACGCTTACGTCTGCCAATGTATCCATATCATTCTATGCTGGTCCAGCAAAAGCCGATAATAGTGAGGTCTCTGATTACTACAATTCAGATATTAATGATTTTATACATCTAGATTCCGTTCAAATAGAACTGGGTCCGTTTCATACGTCCTACATTCCTACCGTAGGTGCTGCGGCTACGCGCAATGTTGAGGCGCTATCCTACCCTGATACAAACTTCACAGATACCGAAGGAACAGTGGCGCTTGAGTTTACACCAAATGGCAGTACAGCACAGTATGTGTCTTCTGCTGTAGATAGGGCATTAGTAGGAGTACGAGGTACTAATATTGATGTTATGTATATAGATGATGTGTCTGGGGAAATAGCATTAGCAGATGGGACTAGCGTAACTACAATTACTGCTATGCCTTCTTTAGTAGCAGGAACTTCAGTCAAGTTAGCTGGGCGCTGGAGCGCTATTAGTAGCTTGATGAAAATAAACCAGGATGGAACAGAAAATGAAGCTGCGTTTGATGGCTCCATGGATAAGAGTACTGATTTTAGAATAGGGTATGCTGGTGCTAACAGAGCAAATGGAACTTACAAAAATATAAGTCTATATGATGGTGCTGTTGATGATTCCACACTTACGGGGCTAACATCATGATACTAGAAGCCTGGATACTAATGGACCAAATAGCTTTGGATATTCTGTGGGCTGCTGCACATACTGAGTCTCCTCCTGAAAATCTAAAGTTAATAACGAATGGGGTGAGAGGCTTCTGGAACGATATAGCCACAGATGAAGTAATCAATGTTATTGGCACTTCACAGGAAATAAATGATCTTGTTGCTTTAATAGGCGTGGATGTGAATGTTGTATATGCATGGGATCAGGGACCAGGATATGACAGTTTAGATGATTTTCCTACGGTTCCGCCTGGGGTTCTAGCCCTTATGAAAGATCATATAGAGCCTCCAGCTCCTGCTACATTTAGTAATCCTAATTGGGGACATGTGTTCCTTGGGCAAAGCGAGAGAATCTTTGCTGGTCAATTTTCAGATGAATTTACTGAGGAATTTTTATGACAGTTAAAACGGAAGATGAGCTGAATACTGATTTTGCGGACGCTCAATTCAGAGGTATTAGTGCTCAAAAACTGAGAGACTTTGTAGACAGCCGCTTTGCTGTTGGTGGTATTATGTATGGGCAGGACGCAGCTCAAAATGTAACAACTGGTGTTACAGAATACGCCCCCTATGATGCCTCATCGGATACCAAGGGAGTTACAGAAAATCTTGTAACTGGTGAATATACAATAGATGCTGGTGCTGATGGCGCATATTCAATGGCTCTTGTAGCTATTATTGAAGCTCCTGGCCCTGGTACTATTGAGTTTGGCCTTACCAAGAATGGTAGTCCTCTGACGTTTAGGTGTAGCTTACCAGTACTTGCTGATACCCCCACTCTATATACTATTATAGGTGGTACGTCTGCAGCAGTTGGAGATACTCTTGGGGTTAAGTGGACAGGATCTGCTAATGCCCCTGTAATTATACATGATACTCAGTTTCGCGTAGTCAGGGCTTAATGTGCCAAAAAGAATAAAAGATCAGAACACCTACATTCATGGATCTCATAATGAGCTATGTGATGTGTGTGGTTTTAAGTTTAAAACTGAGGACATGCACACTAGGTGGGATGGTCTTAGAACATGCCATGATGATTTTGAAGAACGTCATCCTATGGATTTCTTTAGGGCATTTCCTGATGACCAGAATGTAAATGATCCGGATGCTGACGATACAGATAATAGTGGGGTTAACACAATCCCACCATCTACTAACGGTCCTATACCAGCCCAGAGTAATTTTAATGGACAGACCATAACCCCTCTGGATGTTTCTGCATTCTTTGTGGAAGGGAATGGTACTAACGTTAAGTACGTAGCTACAAAGCTACCTGCTGGTCTAGTACTTGATTCAAGTACTGGCATTATATCTGGTACTGTTAATTCTATAGCATCTAATTCTTCTCCATATCCAGTTACAATAACATTAACTACATCTTATTCGGCTGTTTATTCAGTATCTTTAAGTTTCTCCTGGGAGATAACTGCAAGCTATGCAGAACTTATTCTTTCTACTGCTTCTATAATTAGTGTTGAGGGGTACTGGAAATTTGATACAGAGGCTGGACTTACAGTCACAGATTTCTCTGGTAATAGCAGAGACATGACTAGACCTGTGGCCTTTCCGTTAGCTGCTGGTAAAGTAAACCAAGCTATAGATTTTCCTGGTGGAAACCAGAATGGTAATGATTGTGTAGGTGGTCCTTTTACTGGCTGGCCCGCAAATTTCTTAGATGATTTTACTATTGAAGCATGGGTCAACTTTAATGCTGCTCCCATAACTTTTGCAAGTATACTAAATGTTAATGGGGTTGGTAATGTTATTGGGTTAAACGTAGAAGTTAATACAAGTACTACAACCACAGATCCATTAACTGTTCTGGTACAATCAACAGCTACCGTAACGTTTGCTGATATTTTGACTGTCGGCACATGGCACCATGTAGTTGCTACTTACGACAGGACTAGTAATGTTACTACTCTTTATATTGATGGAGCATCCGCAGGAACAGCGGCAGCAGCCAATCCAGTTGACGCCCAAACTAGTGTTATGAGTGGTAAGCGAGTAACTGGTAACGTACCAGCGCTGGATGGTCTTGTGGATGAATTAGTTCTATATAGAGGTGTTATGTCTTTGGCTGATGTGCAGGCCCATTATAATGCTGGTCTTGCTCTCTAAGGAAATTTAAAATGGCTACTAGTGGTACTTACGTATATAATATAACTGCTGAAGGAATCATCACAGAAGCTTTACGCCATTGTGGTGTTCTTGAAGAAGGAGGAACTGCTTCTGCTTCGCAGGTAACAGATTGTTTACCAACGCTAGAAGCTATGCTCAAGGCTTGGAGCAACCATGGTCTTGAGTTGTGGACCATAGAAAAAACAACTGTAACTTTGGTACAGGCGCAGATAACATATGATGTGTTTGCTGATAACAAAGCATTAAAAATAACAGATATGTTTTACAGGGATGCTGATAATAATGATACTACTTTGTTCGCGCTTACTAGGCAAGAGTATAATGAACTGTCGGATAAAGATGAACAGAATAGTTTACCAACTCAGTATTATTTTGATCCGCGTAGAGATGCTTCTACGCTATACATCTGGCCTACTGCTGATGCTAATATTACTGGGAATAACTTGCATATTACCTATCAACAGAGGATAGAAGATGTTGGGGTTTCTACAAACAATTTAGATGTTCCCGCAGAATGGTTAGAAGCTGTTAACTACAACTTAGCTACTAGGCGTATGCACGCATATGGGGTTCCTAGGGATAAGCGAGTTGAGTTAATGAATATGGCTAAGGATGCTCTTGGTCTAGCTTTAGCATTTGATACAGAACAAGAATCTATATATTTTCAACCAGCACAAAATAAGGGACAAAGGTAATGGGGAGTCCTATTCGTCTACCTGTTATAACTTCTGAAAACATACTACAGTTTTCTGGTGGTATTACTTCTCTTTCTAGTGATTTCATTCAGAATGGAGTTATCCTCCCGTACTCGAATAATAAGTATTACGTAACCCAGCGTCCTTCCTTTGAAACATTTAATCAAACTGCAGCCCCTGATTCCATGGGACGTGGAGTATTTTTCTGGGCTGCTGATTCAACCCTGTATATAGTCAATGATACTAAAGTATATCTAAATGACTATTCTTCAGAGTTGACCCCTGATGTTACCTACGGCACTGCTCTCACCACTGGGTCAGAACGAGTTTATTTTGCTGAACTAAATGGTGTGTTGTTTATAATAGATCCGCAGGGGAACGAAGGCAAATATGTGCCCTCTACTGCTTCTACTACTTTCTTTGATATGGCAGTTAATCCGGACTCTCCATGGTCCGGTACTGATATTTCTTTTACTGCTCCGTCTACGATAGCATCTGCTGCCGTAGAGGATTTCTCTAACCTCCAGGCTGGAGATAGAATTACTGTTGCTACTACTTCTGGGCTGAATGATGGAACTTATACTGTTGCTTCTTCTACTACCTTAACTATTACTATTGTAGAAGACACTCTAACAACTGAAACTGCTATAGCTGCCGGTACTGTAACTATTACAGATATTACGTTCTCTGCATTCCCTCCCAATAATGGACTAACGCTGGCGCATGGTGTTGCAGTTCTTGATAAGACTATGTATGTGTTGGCTACCAATGGGCAAATTTGGGGAAGTGAGTTGAATGATGGAACGGACTGGTCAGATGGTCTGAATTTTATCACAGCGGAGAAAGAAGAAGATACTAAGAATTATATAGATATTCACCACGATCATATTGTTGTGTTCGGGGAGAGGACTATAGAATTCTTCTATGATGCAGGCAACGAGGTTGGAAGTCCATTGTCTGCCCGTAATGATATCTCCTTTAATATTGGTTGCGCCGATCCTAACTCTGTATGGAGGAATGGGGATGAAATCTACTTTCTTGGTATTGACACCAATGGGGAAGTGGCAGCGTACTTATTAAAGAACTTCTCTATTTCAAAAGTATCTTCAACAACTATTACTTCGTTTGTTACTACTTCCAGAGCAAGTGGTGGATTTGGTACAGCAGGTTCTGGTGTAAGTGCTGGTAATGTCAACTATTATGTGCTGACCACATACCATTTAGTCAGCGGGATTATAGTACCAGATCAAACAATTGTATATAATTCATTAACATCAACGTGGACTAGATGGATACACAGTGATCCAACTATAGATCAATTCCCGTTAATTGCCTGGGCAGTAACTGATACTTCTCGTATAGGTCAAGGGATCTTATCCTCTGGAGAGATTATTAGCTTATTCGATAACTTTGTGCCACAGGACGGAGAAGCTGGAGCTAGGTATATAACTACTGGATATGTTTCAGCAGGATACTACCTTGGTGCTGCAGCTACTGTAGAGCCTATTGCTCTGAAGATCAGGATTAATGGCTGGGACGGAGATACCAGAAACTGGAAGTTCTGTTCTGAAATGAGGTACATAGGGGATACTACCTCTAACGCCCAAGATCTGACTGTACGCTGGTCAGATGGTAGTGAGCGGGACTTCAACGCTGGACGAGTATTGGATATATCAGATAACAAAAATAAGCTTACTGCCCTAGGTCGTTTTAAATCACGAAGTTGGGAACTAGCTTATCAAGGTGATGAGCAGATACGAATTGAAGGTATAGAACTTGTTGTTGATGTAGGATCTCATTAATGCCTATTAACATAAAGCTAGATCCACCACCCACACGTCGTCCCCTACAAGAGGGGGATCTAGTTGACTTTGTATGGGCTAAATGGTTTCAGAGTTTGACAGATATTGTCGTTGGTGCTTCTGGTACTTTCTTCAATTATGTGTTACTCCCAGATGGTTCACCAGATTATGATGTGCAGGCTAAAGATACTCTTATTTTTGCGCAACCTGACTCTGCTGATATAAATATTAACTTAACTCCTGGGGTTGATGGTAAAGTGTATAGGATTAAAAACTTAGCAGCAACAGGGGCTAATTCTGTTAACGTATTTCCTTTTGGTTCTGAGGAAATAGAGCGAACCACTAGTCTTGTGTTAGCTAAGGGTGATGCTGCTACGATTATGTTTGTTGCTCCTGCTAATGGGTGGTTCATCATATGACATATTATCTTCAAAGAAATTGGCTTATTGATGTTCAGCAAGGAAAAATTCAGGGCCATTCGTTAGTACATAAATTTGGCCGCAATCCTGCTGTTGCTTCTGGTACGGAGGAAGGTGTTCTACAAATTTCAGGTGGGCAGTTTATTTTTCGTACATCTGCAACTACATTCAGGATAGCTGCCGGGGGTGATGTTGCTGACACAGCGGCTGGTGCTGGCGCTAGGGAAATAACTATTCAGGGGATTGATTCTAATCTTAATGAGGTAACCGAAACAATCGCTACTGCTGGAGCTTCTGCTTCTTCCGCTACAACTGCTAGTTTTTGGCGTGTTCATCGAGCTTGGGTTAGTGACTGTGGAACTTACACGGGCAATAACGTTGCTGATATTGTAGTAGAAGATTCTGGTGGTGCTGCTAGCCATATAATGATTGCTGCGGGAGAGGGGCAAAGTCAGTATGCAGGGTATACTATACCATCTGGCAAAACTGGTTACTTGTTATCTCTTCATGGATCTGTAGGGGCCAACAAGGATGATGCAGAGGTTAAAGTATATACTAGAGATAACTTTAACGATGTTACAGCAGGATACCAAGCTAAAAGATTAAGATTAAACTACGATGGTGCAACTGGGTTTCTACCCTATACTCCTATTTCTCCTGAGCTAGCCCTATCTCCATTAACAGATATATGGGTGACTGCTGTAGGGGCGGGTGCTGGGGGTAGCACAGTATCTATAGACTTTGAAATTTTATTGGTGGACGACTAAAATGACTGAAATAATTACCAGAAATACTAAGAGTGCTGAGCTGACCTATCAGGAAGGTGATAATCAGATTGCTGCTCCTGCTAGGACCTCGGCAGTTAACTTAACTCTTGATGAGACCAACAATCGAGAAACTGTTGTATTTAATGGAGCCTCTCTAGTAGCTACTCTTACAGCAGCAGGCGTGCTTGAGCCGTTGCTCAATGTAACTGGTGGTGGTGATATTGTTGGGTACGTAGTAACTATAGTAAATATAAACTCTTCAACTCTAAGGATTACTTCTGCTACCAATATTGATGGCAGCGCTAATGATATTTATCTGCCACAATACGCTAGTATTACTATTGTTTATGATCCCACAACTAATGCTTATCTGACTTACGCTAAGCCCAATGGTGTGTTCACATCTAATTCTAATGGTAATCCAAACATAAGTGACACATCATTTCTCATAGCCGCAACCATTACGACTGATACTTGGGAGTCAGTTGGGCCAACTGGTAGCTCTGCTACTAACATTTATACTGGGCTCGATAGTGTACCTCTATCGGTAGATTGGGTAGAAGTTAGAATTAGCTTAAGTGTTGTTGCCGCAGCGGCTAGTATCGCTACTAAAATATTTGGAAGAGCAACCGGTGGAGCACAGGCAGTAGGTGCAGATAATACCATAGCTGGGTTTTTTATGGGGGCTACCGGTCCCACGGGACTGCAGTTAGATATTACTCAAAGTGGAATTAAATTACCTGTTGATTCGGCTAATAGATTTGATTTACAGTATACAGACCAATCAACTGCTCCTCTAAGCTCACAAACTTTACAGCTATTTGTAACTGGATATGGGTGGAATAGATAATGGCCGTTACAGACTTTTTAAAGAATCTTACTAGTCCAGGTGTTGTTTCTGGGGGACTGGAGGTATATGATTACCTCAAGACACAGGACACCGCGAGAGAGGGAGCTAAGGAAGCTAAACAAGCTGCCCAGCAAGGGATAGCCACAACAAAAGAATATCTAGATCCTTATGCGAAAGCAGGGGCAACTGCCACTGGGGACTATTTGAAACTTCTACAAGATCCTTCTTCTATTAGGAGAGATCCTGGCTACGCATTTCAGCAGGAAGAACAGAGCAAAGCAATTCAACGCAGCGCTGCCGCTGGCGGACAAGGAGTTATGTCTGGAGCTACCCTAGCTACCCTACAGCAACGTGGGGGAGATCTAGCTTCCCAAAGTTACGACCAAGCCCTTAATCGTAGGCTAGCCCTTATAGGGCCAGGACAGCAGGCTGGTGCTGCTGCATCTTCTACTATTGCTGAATTGCAAGGGCAAATAGGACAGTCAGCTATTGATCGAGAAACCCTACAGATGCTTAATCGAGGGCAGACAATCTCCGGCATTACCGGCATGATGGAAGCTATGAGACAGCCCAACGCTGCTGGGCAACCTTCTGGAGGAGGTGGCGGAGGCGGAGATGGAGGCATCTTCGATACTATTAAAGGAGCCGTAGGAGGCGGTGGTGGTGGTGGTGATGGTGACGGGGGAGGTGTTCCTATTATTGGAGACTGGTCACTAAGCGACATACCTGATGCAATCTCTAGCGGGGCTCATGAGGTTGGTGACTTCTTTGAGTGGATGAAAGATCCTAATACTTCTGTATTTGATCCTTCTACTTGGGAGCTTCCTTCTTTTGAGGGGATAGCAGATTATACGGTAAACGACTTCTTTGGTGATCTGGGTTTTCTGTAGGCTCCCCCGAAGGCGTGGAGGGAGTCATTGAAGCAGGCGCGGCTAACGCTGAGACAATTCAAGCAGCACTTGAGAAGCTTGGGTTTGAAGGAGCTCCAACAGAAATAGCTGGAAAAGTTGCTGAAGCATACGAAGCCACTGAGAAATATGGAGGTGCTTTCTGGGATGCCGCGGGTGGAGACTTTACCACAGTAACAGACATGGGCATGAACATGGGTGCTATGTTTGCTATTAACCAAACCTTTGGTAAAGCATTCCAAAATACTGCACAAGAAAATCTTGGATACCAAATTGGGGCTTATGGTGGTATGGCAGTAGCAGGCCCCTTTGGTGCTATAGCTGGTGGTATGATGGGAGCTATAGTTGGTATCAGTGTTGGTAAGATTCTTGGGCTAGACACAAAGCCAGATTATGATTTCGTTACTCGCGCAGGTGATGGAGGATTTGAAGGAGGAAAGTACATAACTACACCCTTTGGTAACTTTGGATTCAATGCAGGTAGTACACGTGACCTGTCTATGACCAAACAAGGAAGCCAGATGTTAGATGTGTATGCTAAAGCTCTTATACCAATGGATGTGGCAATGGCTAGTGTTATGACTAAGGAAGAGGTTGGAGAAATTAAAGGATATATAAGCGATAGTGTTACTGAGAATTCCCATACTTATACACATGATAATCTACTTAAAACGTTCACTAAACAGCGGCTGGAAGCCATTAATGCTACTATGAGCGATCAGCGTAAAATAGATACTGGTTTTGGTGAAATGATTAATGAATGGAATACTAGTCTAGCAGGTGGTTATGATGCTGAGACTTATTCAAGTGATCCAAATTATGCTCCCATGAAAGCTTTATTTAGCAAGAGTGGACAAGTATCTAGAGTTTCTTACAATAATGATGTTGGAGTTACCTATGGTGCTGAGGAAGGAGATTATATAATAAGAGATTCAAAGCCCAATCAGTGGGGTGGTGGAGAAACTCAAACAACTTATAATCTTAGCCAAGCTATACGAGATGGGGAGTTTAGTTCATTTGAGCAGGAAGCTATGGAGAGAGCTCTTTCTAAACATTCTCAATATTCTGAAGATACAAGCCTCATGGCAACTCGCTACAAAACTTCTCTAAGTGGTTACTTAAACCAAGCAATGGCTGAAAACATAAGCAAAGATCAACAATACGCTATATAGGACACACTGATGGCAGATTTACAAACAATGATTAAGGCACGGGCGAGTACTCCTTCTCCTCTGCAAGAACTACGTAGAATTCGTAGGGAAAACTTGTCAGATGAGATTGCTATGACAGGTGCCCGCGTTAATAATGAATTAAAAAGACTACAGGTAGAGCAACTGCAATCTGCAAGTGCAGCTAATAGAGAAGTTGGTAAAGCTGTATCTTCTGCCTTTCAAGGAAGGGGAGGTGCCCCTGGACAAGGGACGCCAGAGCAATCAGTACAAGCAGCACAGAATATCAAGAACAGGTTAGCTGAGAATCCCCAGATGATTGAGGATCTTAGGACTACTAGGGATAAATTGTATTCTCTAGGTAATGACACTGCTTTTGATAAGGCTGGTAAGCTGGACAAGATTATAGGGGAATGGGAACAGCGTAACTTCTTTGGTAGAAAAGCTGCTGAAGATGAGAGGAAAGCTGCCAAGACTTCTGATCTTGAAGCTGCTCGTGCATGGTATGCTACTCCTGAAGTTGATAAGGAAGCTAGATTTGCTGAGTTTAAACAAGTTCATGGTATTACTGGTGTTGCTAATCCAGGTGATATGGATGTATGGGCTAGGGATCTTAAGGCGGCGGCTGAGGATACTGATCTCACTACCGCTGGTGGACCACTGAAGCCTGCTACAGCTAATGCTCTGTTAACTCGTGCTGAGAAGATTAAGAAGAACTTTGATGCTGAAGTTGCTAGATATTATCCTGAGATTAGTAAAGATAATAAAGGTAATCTACTTGTAGATTCTAGCTATGATGAAGTACGTAGAGCATATGCTAAAGAGATAGATACTGCTGCCCAGTCCCAGAAACAATTTGATCCCACAACGTTGTTTGCTAAGGTTATTAGTGAGCATCGTTTGGTCAAGAAGCCCCGCACCGGTTGGGGCGACGGTCTAGATGATATGGATCGAGATGTATTTGTACCCATCCCTTGGATGGATATGGCTCGTCAGCAGAATGGTAAGTTAACCGAAGGACAAATTGCTGTCCTATACTCTATGGCACTAAACGATAAACTAAAGAATCAAGGAAAGACTTCCACTAAAACATGGAATCTCTTTGTTAAACATGGGCTAGCTAACTAATGCCAAATTCACTATTACTTGATAATATTGGAATTGATTACTCTGAGGAAGTTGATACTCCTAGGGAAGGTGGTATGCTGCAAGCTATGGGGCTTGACTCCTCAACCGCGTTAGCAGGCTCCCCTGCACAGCCACAGAGTGAGGCTGCTTCTTTGTTTCAACAGGCAATGGGAGTATCACAAGAAACCTCTAAAGGGTTCTTTGAGCGTAATGATATCCTTCCCACTCTTTCTGACGCTATGAAGACTTCTATTAATATCCTGAAGTCTGGTGGTCCGTATACCAAAGAAGTACAGATCAATGATCCTGTTAGGAAAGATCGTCTTAAGGGCTGGTATGATGAGGGAGTGAATATAACTCCCTACGAGCATATGTCGTATATGCGCACTGGTATTATGCCTAAAGAAGTATTGGAAAATATTACTGCTGAGAGAGAACAAACAGAAGCTTATATTGAATCCAAAGGTGGGCATCTACGTGTGATCTCTGATGCTATATCTGAGAATCCTTCTGAGATGGCTCTGGAGATGGGTAAGTATATTATATCCAATCCCCAGTATCTAATGCTTCCTATGGCTTATGCAGCTACTGCAGCCAGGGTTGCTGTCTCTACGGGTAAGACTGCGGCCAGGACAGCCGGTGTTGCCGCCGAAGTAGGAGTTGGTGCTGGTATTGCTGCTGGTGGTGCTGCATTAACCACCCGACAGCAAGAAGGAATTGTAGATCCTCAAGAAGTAAAGAATGCTGCTATGGTTGGCGGCGGAGCTGGTTTCCTCCTAGGCACTGGACAGGCTATCCTGCGCCCCTTAAAAGGTGCTGGTGATCTAGTACAGAATAAGACTGGTATTATATCTGAGGATGTTCAAGCCCAGATCATACGCTACTCCCAGAAGCATAAGGTATCTATGCAAGTAGCTACTGCTAAAGTTGTAGAGAATTATAATCTTGATCCATATCCTATAGTTGCTGAGCTTAATAAGGTAGCTGGCGACCTGGAGAAAACTCTAGTGCCAGAAGGCCCCTTTGTTGGGCCTAAGACTAAGCGACAGATAATGCAGGAAAAGGTTTCTAAAAAAGCTGAAGCAGAAATGGCTGGGAGAGACCCCACCGCTTCATTTGTAGAAAATCGTTCTGTTGTTGACGTTCCACCTGAACCTCCTCGTATTAAGACTGGAGATGTGGCTGGAGATATGTTTACTTCTGCAGCCTACCCTCCGAACAAGGGAGCTGTAACTGAGCCAATTATGTCTATGGCTGAATTTGCTGATTCTCCTATGGGGAGATCAAGTTCTGGAGCTAGGTTGGCTCCCGCCACACTACGCGAAGCATACGAAGATTTCCATAAAAC